TAAAAACTTGGCAAGAGTTGTTTCCTGAGAATACTTTTGGTCCGATGTTATATACACCTCCGATCACTCATCACATTCGCCTCCCGTCCCGTGGCGATGCTGCGGGTATTGACTGTGAAGTGATTTTCTTAGCATTGGACCAACCCAAAGATGTCCGTAAACTACTCTCCTTAGAATTGACCGGAGCATGGGTCAATGAAGCTCGTGAACTACCTAAAGCAGTGATTGACGGACTCACTCACCGTGTGGGTCGCTATCCGACTCAAAAAGATGGTGGCCCAACATGGCATGGTGTGTGGATGGATACCAACCCAATGGATGACGATCATTGGTGGTTTAGATTATCAGAAAAAGAAAAACTTACAGGCAAATACGGTTGGGACTTTTTTAAACAACCAGGTGGTGTGGTTGAAGTTGAGAACGAAGATCTGCCTGATAACCCTGAAGCTAATGATCATATCTTTGCTGGGGGTCGTTGGTGGAGGATTAATCCTAGAGCAGAGAACGTAAAGAACTTACCAAGTGGTTACTACATGCAGATGTTAGGTGGTAAGAATCTAGATTGGATACGCTGTTATGCCGAAGGTAAATATACTTATGTACAGGAAGGTAAACCTGTATGGCCCGAATACAACGATCAGATGATGAGTGAAGAAGTTGAATACGATCCAGCATTGCCTATACATGTGGGTCTTGACTTTGGTTTGACCCCAGCAGCTGCGATTGGACAAAGATTAAATAATGGTCGATGGGTTGTGCTACATGAGATTGTTACTGAAGATATGGGGTTGGAGAGATTCGGTAATGAACTCTTAGCACAACTTAATGCCAAATATCCAAAGGCACAAATATTAGTATGGGGTGACCCAGCTGGTATGCAACGAGATGCAATCTATGAAGTGACTGCATTTGATTACTTACGCACATTAGGACTGCGTGCGCAACCAACGGCATCTAACAATTTTAAAGTCAGACGTGAAGGTGCTGCAGCTCCGATGCAACGATTGATTAATGGCAAACCAGGATTGATTATTAACAAGTCATGCAAGATGTTGCGTAAATCTTTAGCTGGTGGTTATCACTTTAAACGAGTCAGTGTGGGTGCTGGTCAAGAACGATTTAGAGATACCCCAAATAAAAACGAACATTCGCACATTGGTGATGCGTTTGGTTACTTAATGCTTGGTGGTGGTGAGCATAAACGAATGACTAAGTCTAACCTAGCAGCGAACACATTAATATCACAAACTGTAGTGAATAGTGATTTTGATGTTTTTAGCTAACATTGATCAAATACTTAAAAATATGCCTGATGTTCGCCATGGGTATTATTTACCATTTCATGAAGATCATTTGTCAAACTTTAAAGGGGTTGAGGAGTATGGGTCTAAATCATTATCGACTGAAGATAGAAAACGGCTTATTGTCTTTCAGTCTACGATTGGTCCTTGCATTACTGCGTTTGTTAACGGTGATCCTGTCGCTGTGTTTGGTTGTGTCTTTTTCTGGCGTGGCGTTGGTGAAGCGTGGTCTTTATTTACTAAACAATCAAGAAGATATCCAATAGCCATGACGAAGGGTGCGATATCATTTTTTGACAGTTGTCAAACATTATTTAATTTACATCGAATACAAATTACGGTAAACTCTAATGATAAACGTGCTATGAGTTGGGCAAAAACTCTTGGATTTGTATCAGAAGGGTTGATGATTGGTTATAGTGCAGACAAAGATGATACACATATGATGAGGAGAACCTAATGGGTGGAGCATTTGGTGGCGGCAAGCCAGACACATCTGCTGCGGAAGAATCGTTAAGATTACAACGTGAGCAAGCAAAAGAAGCAAAAGCACAAGCAGAAGAAGAGCGTAGAACATACGCAGAAGAAATGTCTTCTAAAAAAAGAGCAAGAAGAGCGGGTGGTAAACGTACCTTACTTGCAGAAGGAAGATTTTCACCTGAGCTTGGCGTAGAAGAAGAAGAAAATAAAAATACTTTAGGATCTGCATAATGGCTGCCTTAGACTTTGGCATGGCATTGGCACGAGGCATGTTGCCTAAGGCTGAAAAGGCACAAAAAGATTTAATGAATCTTGCTGGTGGTCGTAATATATTTAAATCTGAAGATTGGTGGAATCAGCAAGTAGATAAACAAATCTCTAAAGGTTATCGTACTGTAGAGCGACAAGATAAAGAATTCTTGATGCCATCAGGTGAATATCAACCAGGCAAAAGACAAGTCAGTACAACTTATGGTCGTACGATTATGGGACAGTTTAGTCCATTGACAGGAATTCAAGCAGCCACATATAGCCCTGGTCCAATTGGTTTTGGTGGTGGTGTAACATCTAGAACAACAGTAAGTTATAAAGCACCAGAGGGTGCAGTATTTACTATAGATCCACGTACTAGAGAAAAACAATATACATCAAGAGACTTTGATGTGTTTGGCAAACGTAAAGACTATACTGCTGCTGAATTGAAAGCTATTGAAAAGTCAGCTAAAGCTGGTGCAGCAAAAACTAAAAAAGAATTAGCAGCATCAACAGCATCACAAAAAAGATTAAGACGTGGCACAGGTGGTTTAGTTGGAAAAGCAGTAACCCCACAAGATACAGGACTATCCCCATTAGGAGTCACAGGGTTAGGTTTAGAAACAGATACATTAGGAAGGAAGTTTCAATTATGAGTGATGATTTAGAACAATATGCACATATCCCTAAGGGTAAAGATGGTAAGCCAACAAAAGCTTTTATGGAAACAATATATGATACAGATCCTAAGTTGCATAAGGAGCTAATTGATACATTCTTTAGTACAAAAGCAAATATGAATCCTGATCGTTTTACTAAAAAATCAAAAGAAAAAATGAAAGGTGATAAAGATGGGAAATAAAGGTTTATATCATAATATGAATAAGCGTAAAAAAGAAGGCACAAGTCGTTCTAAAAAAAATTCTACTATTAGTGATAAAGCATATAAAAATATGTTAGCTGGGTTTCCTAAAAAGAAAAAAGCTTAATGTGGTCATATCACTTCTATTGGGGTTTTAATTTAGGATTTGAAATCTACGAGAGTGAAGTAGATAACAATCTTGTAGAATATTTTTTAATTAACATTGGACCGTTACGCATCCAAAAGGCAGAGTGGGCTTAATGGAGAAGTATCGTGGTGCTTATGCAACTCGAACCGTTGAACATGTTCGATTAGTTGAAGGTCAAGCATTTAGTGCTGGGTTGGTTGCAGATTACGATAACAAGGTAGCAGATGGATCTAGTATTGATATAGTCATTGCTTTTCCATCAGGAGTAAATCCTGTATTTAGCATTAATGGTCTATCAAATGGTAATGCAGTAGGTTATTTGTATGAAGGTGTAAGTGCAACAGGAGGCACATCATTGCCGATTATAAATCGTAATCGTGCAAGTACAATTGCTAGTAGTGGTGTGGCTCTTGCTAATCCTACTGTAACAAGCACAGGAACTTTAATATTAAAAGAAATATTAACTGGTGGTGTTGGTAAAAAAGGTGGTGGTGGTGAAGTCGGTGGTAATAATATAATCCTTAAAGGACTAACTAATTACCTATTTAGATTAACCAATGCAGATGGAAACAACAATCCACATGCAATGGAAATTATAATAAGTTGGACTGAATAATGGTTGCTAAAAAATATCAAAACCCTACAGGTGGATTGAATGAAGATGGACGTAAACATTTTGAAAGAAAAGATGGTGGAGATCTTAAGCCACCACAGAAGTCTGGGACTGATGGTAGGCGTGTCAGTTTTGCTGCACGGTTTAGTGGGATGGATGGTCCTTTAAAAGATGACAAAGGTAGACCAACTCGATTAAAACTTGCATTAAAAAAGTGGGGATTTAAAGATAAATCAGAAGCAAGAGCATTTGCTAACAAAAACAAAAAGGCATAATTATGGCAGAGATGATGAGATTAAGTGCAGAAGATGTATTAAAAAGACATGAGAAAGCACTTGTAAAAAAAGAAGACTTCAGGAACTTATATGAAGAATGTTATGAGTTTGCTCTGCCACAACGTAATTTATATGATGGTCACTATGAAGGTAAAGTTGGTGGCACAAAGAAGATGAATCGTGTATTTGATTCTACTGCAATTAACTCTACACAACGATTTGCTAACAGAATGCAATCAGGCATCTTTCCTCCTCAACGTAAATGGTGTCGACTAGAGCCAGGTTCTGAAATACCTCAAGACAGAAAAGCAGAAGCACAAGCTGCATTAGATCAATATTCAGAAAAAATGTTTGATACACTAAAGCAGTCTAACTTTGATATTGCTATTGGTGAATTCTTATTAGATCTGTGTGTAGGTACAGCAGTAATGATGGTTCAGCCAGGTGATGACCTTAGTCCTATTAACTTCATTCCTGTACCACAATACTTAGTATCTATTGAAGAAGGTGCTAATGGTCATGTAGATAATGTATATAGACGTATTCGCATGAAGGGTGAAGCAATACAAAGACAATGGCCCAATGCAAAAATACCAAAAGAATTAGCAGACAAGATTGAACAGAAGCCAACAGAAGATTATGAGTTAATTGAAGCAACTATCTTTGATCAGAAACGTGGTGACTATTGTTATCATGTGATTGAAAAAAATACAAAGAAAGAAATACTTTACACTCGTATGGATCGTAGCCCATGGATTGTATCCCGCTATGCAAAAGTTGCTGG